GAAGCAGAAGTACCAGAATATATTATACTAGAAGATAGTACAGATTTTACAACAAATTTTCTATTATTAGACGCTGATGCAGGATCACCAACCGCAACGGGTAATATGAAATTCATAACAGAAACTAGTTCGACAGGAACAGGCGCAGCAGGGATAAAAACTAGACTTACAGTTACTCCGGGTCCCGGCGATGTTACTGCTAATGATGATTTTGGTTACACAGAATCTTTTGAATATTTTGATGATAACATTGATACTAATTTAGGCACCGGATTGGATGTAACTCTGTAACATGTGGTTTCGGGGTTTTCTAATTGGTTGTTTCATTTGCGTTGGAACAGTATGTGTTGCGCAAAGCCCAAGTGAAATACAACCAGAACATCAAGAAATAATACACAATAGATATCAACCCCATAAGTTAAACAAAGAAACTTATAAAACTGAAGATGTTTTATTATTGTTTAAATCTTGTTATGAAACATTATATTTTCTAGGTAATACAAAATACAAAAGAAGTAAAAAAGAATTAAAAGAAGAAGAAGTATCTAGACAATGTTTTTGTATATGTGATAAAATTAGATCTATATATAAACCTGAAGAGTTTTTAGATAGACCTCCAATAGACATACATAATATTATTAAACCATTAACTACTGAATGTATGACAGAAAAGGGTCAAATTTGGCATGATGAGGAAAAATGACACAAGATACACGTATAGACGAAATTTTAGAAATCACAAGTTTAGTTCCCACTACTGAACTTAAACCTGAACCGCCTGCCAGAATCATACCTAAATCTGGTAAGGATGATGACATTGATTATAATTATGCCCGTGAGAATTACTACAATTTAATTGAACGAAATCAAGATGCAATAGAGGAGATGTTGGAGATTGCTAAACAATCTGAACATCCACGTGCTTTTGAAGTAGTTGGTCAATTAATCAAATCCGGCTTGGATGCCAATAAAGAGTTAATGGGTCTACATAAAACCAAAAAAGAACTAAGTATAGAAAAGGGTGGACACACTACTACTGTCAATAACGCAGTATTTGTGGGATCTACAGCTGAATTACAAAAGTTACTGAAGGGGAAACGTGGCGAGTGAAACATATCTCGGCAATCCAAATTTAAAAAACGTAGGACAAAATGTAGAGTGGACAGAAGAAACACTTCAAGAATATGTGAAGTGTAAAGATGATCCTCTTCACTTTGTAGAGAACTATGTTAAAATTATTCATGTAGATCAAGGACTCGTACCATTTGAAATGTACCCCTATCAAAGAGAAATGATTCATAAGTTCAATGATAATCGTTTTGTAATATGTAAAATGCCACGACAAACAGGAAAGTCAACCACAATAATAGCTTTTCTTCTTCATTATTTACTATTCAACGAAAGTGTCAATATCGCAATGTTGGCAAACAAAGGAGCAACCGCAAGAGAACTTCTTTCAAGACTACAACTTGCCTATGAACATTTACCCAAATGGTTACAACAAGGAGTGGTGATATGGAATAAAGGTAATATTGAAGTAGAGAATGGTAGTAAAGTGGTAGCAGCGGCTACTTCTTCTAGTGCAGTTCGTGGTAGTTCTTTTAATATTATTTTTCTAGATGAGTTTGCTCACGTTCCCCAAAACATAGCAGAATCATTTTTCACTTCTGTATATCCTACAATTTCTTCTGGTGAATCTACAAAAGTCTTAATCGTTTCAACTCCACTTGGATTGAATATGTTCTATAAGATGTGGATAGAAGCTGAAGAAGGAAGAAGTGATTATGTTCCCATTGAAGTTCATTGGTCGGAGATGCCTGGCAGAGATGGTAAATGGAAAGAAGAAACGATACGTAATACCTCTGAAGTACAATTTACTCAAGAGTTTGAATGTGAATTTGTGGGATCAACTTACACATTAATTGCTCCATCGAAACTTAGAACAATGGTCTTTAAGAGTCCCGTTCACTCTGCTAATAACTTAGATGTATATGAACAACCAAAGAAAAATCGTACATACGCATTAGTGGCTGATACGGCACAAGGAAAAGGTGTGGACTATTCTGCTTTTTCAGTATTTGATGTTTCTGAAATGCCGTACAAACAAGTTGCAGTTTATAGAGACAATCAAATTTCACCTATGTTATATCCAAATGTAATTTATAATGTGGGAAATAAGTATAATAATGCTCATGTTCTAGTTGAAGTAAATGATATTGGATCTCAAGTTGCTGATACTTTACACTACGATTTAGAGTATGAGAATATCATGATCATTACTATGAGAGGTAGAGCAGGTCAACAGATCGGTGGAGGATTTGCGAAGAACATTCAATTAGGATTAAGAACAAGTAAACAGATCAAGAGAATTGGATGTGCGGCATTAAAAGATCTAATAGAACAGGATCAATTAATTGTTCCAGACTTTAATACAATTAAAGAACTTACAACCTTTGCTCTACAGAATAACACATATCAGGCAGAGGAAGGATCTCACGATGATATTGCAATGACCTTAGTGATATTTGGGTGGTTAGTACAACAAAGATATTTTAAAGAAATGACAAATATGGATATACGAAAGAAAATGTGGGAAGAACAAATGGAAACTTTAGAACAAGATATGTTGCCATTTGGTATTATAGATGATGGACAAGAACCAGAATCCTTTAAAGATGATAAAGGTACAGTATGGACAGTTGATGATGAAAGTCAAAGAGTTTATTATTAATGTTTACACAAAGAACAACAAGTGAATTATTCCCTGTTCCACTATGGGGATTTGATTTAGATAATTCTAAAGAAGTTAATACTAGTATAGAGAATCGGGTTTATCAAAAATCCAAAAATGAAAAAACTAGACATGCTTCTAATGAAGGGGGATGGCATTCCGAAGGAAATATGTCTGATGATCCGGTGATGAAATCCCTTTTAAGATTTATTGAATGGGCAGTTGGTGAACTAAGTACTGAATCTGGAATGAAATATAGCACTTATAAGATATTTCTTTGGACTAATTTAAATAGGCCAGGAGATTATAATTCTATGCATTCACACCCTGATAGTCAGTTGAGTGGTGTTTATTATGTTAAAATTCCTTCTGGTGATTGTGGTACATTGAGACTCTATAATCCAATGTATCATTACAATTATCCCAATTCTCAAGGTTATAATATACCATTTACTACTCCAACAGCTGATGTAATCAATAAAGAAGGAAGTTTGTATATTTTTAGATCACCGATTATGCATGATGTTACTAGGAATAATACTCAAGAAGATAGGATTAGTGTATCATTTAATATAGTATTTGATTCTAATCTTTATAAGTGAATGGATCAAACTCAGAAAAATTTACTTCAGTAGGTGGATTATAAATTTCGTTTATTAACTCTTCAATTTTATCAACTAAATCAGGTCTTTCTTTCTTTAATCTTACTAAGAAATTAATTGAACCTGTTTCTAATTGAGCTGGATTAACAGAAATTCTTTTACCTAATCTTCTTTTGTCTGATAATTCAAGGTGTTCGGGATTTACACAAGAAGGATTAAAACAAGTTTGTGTTATTACTTCATGGTCTGCTACTTCACCTTTATACATCATGAAGGAATATCTACTAGCAGGTATAGTTTTCCCCATAACAGAAAACATACCATGACCTGTTTTATTTTTTGAAGCAAGCCAGATGTGACACTTAGTATGTGTTTCTGATAGATCAACCTTTTTAAGAAATCGGTCTTTTATTTTTTTGGTATTAAATAATGTGAGCTTATCCATCTAAATCCTTGAATTATTTATGAGAACTCTTAATATTTATGGTTTTAGAGAACTACAAAATAATAAATAACAGTACAATGGTAAAAATACCCTTAAGAAACCAATCTTTCAATTTAATATAGGAGAGATAAGATGCCTTTTACAATTAGTCCGGGCGTTGTAACCAAAGAAATAGATTTAACGACTGTCGTTCCTGAAATTTCTATGACAGAGGGAGCAATCGCCGGTCCTTTTAGGTGGGGACCTTCATATTGGGCAACAACAGTATCAAATGAATCAGAATTGTCGGGTACGTTTGGTAAACCAGACGCTGCTACGTATAAAACATTTTTTACTGCAGCAAGTTATCTCGCATATTCGGGAAATCTTAAAGTAGTCCGTACACCTAATACCTCAGATGCAAAAAATGCTACAATGGATGCAGCAAATACTGTTTACATTGCAAATGACGAAGCTTATGAAAATACTTATGATCCAGATATGGGTGGAACACAGTCTGATGACTTTGGTCCGTTTGTAGCAAAATATGTTGGTGATCTTGGAAATAGTTTAAGAGTTTCCATGTGTGCCGCAACTAAAGCAAACACAAATAGTGATGGAACACTTAATAGTAATACAGATACCGCTCTAACAGGAACAGCCGCATGGACAGAATCAAGTGGTGCACTTGCCGGTTCAGGTACAGCATTTACTACAGAGTTAAGTGTGGGAGATACTATTACACTAGGTACTAAAGTATTAGTAATAGCAACAATTACAAATGCAACAACAGTAGTTGCACGTAGTGCTCACGGATCGGATCTTGGTTCAGGATCAATGGTTCGACATAAGAGATCAGGATTCCAAGAACCTGTTGGTCAAATGGTTGGAACTTGTGCAGCAAGTGCAAATGGTGTTACTGTTACAGGAACAAGTACATTTTTTGATCTTCAAGTAACTGTAGGTGATTTAATTAAACTTGTAGGTACTGAAGAAGAACGAAAAGTTTCTTCAATTACAAGTAATACAGTATTAACAGTTTCAGAACCTTTTGTTTCAGCCGCTTCGGCTAACACTTGGTCACGAAGATGGGAATATGCAGATTCATTTGATGGTGAACCAGTTACTTCAGCACATTGTGCAAGAAATAGTGGAGCTCAAGATGAAATTCATGTTGTCGTTGTAGACGAAGATGGAGAATTTGCGGGAGCAAATAATACTGTACTAGAAACTTATTCTGGATCAGTTGCCGGTGGAGCTAAAGGTGAAGATGGTCAAAGTATTTACTACAAAGACCTTGTTAATAGAGGATCAAAGTATATTCGATGGATGGATCATCATGCAGATGGTGATGTAGATGCCGCTCTTTCAACAACCGCATGGGGTGGAGCAGCAAGTGGAACATTCAATGGTAAAGGAATTATCGTATCTGGAAGTATGACAGGTGGTGCCGCAGGTTCAGCCTCGACAGCCGGTAATATTCAAACAGGTTTAGATAAATTCAAAAATACTGAAGAAATTGATGTAACACTTCTAATGACTGCTGATGCAGACGCTGCTACTCAGATACACGCAATTAATAACATTGCAGAATATCGTAAAGATTGTGTAGCTTTTATTTCACCACTTCAAGCACATGTTGTAAATAACGCAGGAAGTGAAACTACAGATGTAGTGGGTCATAGAAATTCTATGCCCAGTTCTTCTTATGCTGTTTTGGATTCTGGGTGGAAGTATATGTACGATAAGTACAATGATGTCTATCGATATATTCCATTAAATGGTGATATCGCAGGATGTTGTGCATTTACTGATGAATCAAGAGATCCTTTCTGGTCACCGGCTGGATTAGATCGTGGTAATATCAGAAATTGCATTAAACTTCCTTATAATCCAAATAAAACACAAAGGGATGAACTTTATAAGAATGGAGTTAATCCTGTTACAGCAATGCCAGGAAGTGGAATACTTCTTTTTGGAGATAAAACTCTATTAGCAAAACCTTCTGCGTTTGATCGTATCAACGTAAGACGATTGTTTATTCTTTTAGAAAAATCAATTGCTAATATGGCCAAATCTTTCTTGTTTGAATTCAACGATGCATTTACACGAAGTAGATTCGTAGCAACAGTTGAACCTTTCTTGAGAGATGTTCAAGGTAGAGGTGGAATTCAAGATTTCGCAGTTGTCTGTGATGAAAGTAATAATACTGGAGATGTGGTAGATCGAAACGAATTTCGTGGAGATATTTACGTGAAACCATCACGTTCCATTAACTTCATACAATTACAATTTGTTGCAGTACGAAGTGGAGTAGAATTTGAAGAAATTATCGGTGCAAGATAATTGATAATAAAGTCATATAAATAATACTATACAGATGGGGGAAGACGGAAGCTGCCGAAGGGTGTACTTGTAAAAAAGACTTCCCCATCATCTTAATCTAGCTTTCGGAGGAAATAATATGTCAAATTTTAATGTTGATTCTTTTACTTCAAAATTAAAACAGGGCGGAGCATTAGGAAGTTTATTCGAATGTGAACTTACAGGCAGTAAGGGAACAGAAGCTATGACCGCTATTGGAGATTTTAAGTTCATGTGTAAGGGAGTAACATTCCCCGCTTCAACTATTGAGGCCGCTACAGTTACATATATGGGAAGACCTTTACAAATTCCAGGTAATAGAGCCGCAGCTACATTGACTACAGAAATTTATAATGATGAAAAAATGGAAATACGAAACCATA